CCGTTAGGTAATGTGGATACAGTAAAGCCAGAAGTCAGCGCAATCCCAACAAAAGCACCGTTGATAGACACCACTGGATAACCTGAACGATCCCATAGGATTATACCGTCCTCCGCTGCTGACTCACCTGTGACCTTATGGCGTAGCTGTGACCTGACCTCAACTAGGTAAGCACCCAGGCGTTGTGCGTAGTTATCCCAACTATTACCAAGGGGTTTAGGTGGGTTCTGCTGAATACTCAACGGTTGCCCCCAGCTTTCACCTCAAGTCGGTTAATGCCTACACGCCAATCACCCTCTACAACCGTGTCTATGCGCAGTCTGATCTGTCTCCCAGTTAGCCTTAGTGAGACTGGGCTAGTCATCGTATACGGCCCGTAGGTACGCTCAGTGTCGTTAGGATAGAATCTAGTCTTTAGTGTGGCCTTAACATCACCTTGGTTACGCTCATCGGGTATAAGCTGGGTAATGCTCATTACGTTATCGCCCACGCCTAGCATGATTGGGCCTGTCTCTGCGTATGGTGTTAGTGCATCATAGTTAAAGCCTACCTCATGCTCATACAACTTCTTGTCAGTTGGGTTGGCATAGATTGGATAACGGTAGACCCCAGCGTCAGCAGCCGCAGTACGGGCAAGTTTACCGATAGACCATGTATTCTCTTGGTAATTAAAGGAAACGTAGCTATCATTTTCAACAGATTCAGCAGAAGGATAGAACCATCGTATCTCACTAAACTTTGCATTGGATACGGCAACAATCTTGCTCATTTGAGCCACGTTAATGTCACTGTAAATGTAGTCAGAAACATCAGAAGCCAATTCTTGAACTGTACCGCCAGAATAAACAAAGAATGACTCCCGACCCATCCAGACTGCACCCATATCTACTACAGCTACCCCTTGCTGGCTTACACTGCCGCAGGAGGTTCCAACACGCTCTACACCATAAACATACGGTGGGCCTGAGTAAGTCGCTGTATGCGCGTCTGTGGTCGTTAGAATCAATGCTTGGTTCTGTACTCGTACACCACACTGAATTACACCAGATGTTTGCAACTCAATGCTACCCGCTTCGTTAGTTGCAGCAGCAGTCCATACCGTATTATTTTCACGGTCAGACCATTGAATCTTGCGCGGATTACCGCCAGCACCTAGTGCGAATACGAACCGTTCATCTGTTACCATCATCGCTACATTACCAGTAGGCGCGTTAGTAACAGGCGCTGCAATTGTGCTTGTGCTTAACCGCCACTCGTAGATCTTGCCATCAGCGTTAGAACAGGCTAGTAGGTACTCACCCCATGTATCTAATGACCATGTAGTAGCAAATACACCTAACGTGCTTTCTGGCCTTGGCTCACCATATGGATCTTCACCATAGCCACCACCACCGTATGAGGTTGAGTCGACAGCCGTTTCAGATCCTGGAGTAAGACCTGTAGGGGTAATATCAAACCGCGCACTGTCATCGTCATATATGTATAGCTTTCTGTACGTCCCAGCGGCAATCCATCGATTACTACTATTATCTAGCCAGATCTTTAGTGAGCGTGGAATATCTGCTGTAGCTGTGTCAGCGCGTACACGCCAGCCCTGAATAGGCTGCATCGTTCCGTCATGCCATCGCACTAAGTTACTGTCACGCCAGCGGCCCTGAGATTGTAAGTCAGTCCCGTTGCGGTAAATGCCTGCTGGTATGTCTAACGGTAATAGTGGCATTATTATTCCTTATGGTGCTACAGGCCATGTTATTTCATTCGGGAATCCAGCTGGAGTCGTAATATCCCTAAGCGCCTGTCGGTATGTAGTCATGGCTGTGGTCATTACCACATCAGATAGCGCGTAGAAGTCGGTAGCTTTAATGAGTGCATCACGTTCAGCACGAACACTAGCGGCTGCTGTAGCATCTAATGACGCTGTATAGGCTGCTTCGTTATCAGCTTTAGAGGTTGTTACACCTTCGTCATTGGTAGTGTCGCTAAATGCGTCTACAACACTCCATGCTTCCACCCAGTTGCCTAAAGTATCCTGTACTGCACCATTAGCATTAACTGCCTGTAGTGAGGTTGTAGAAGGTTTAGGCGCTGCTAGAATTGGATCAATATCCAATAGTGTACATACGTCTGCGTCCCATACTCGTGGGAAGCTACGATGTTTATTAGCTTGGCGAATCTCGCCTTGAGTGCTAATAGCTCCAGTTGTTT